AGTGGTTTATACTCTTTGTTTATACCAATGGAGTGGAACGTAGAGGGTTACATAGACGAGTATGGTTGGCCAGTATTTGATAATCCAGAAAAGCCAATAAAAGGTATAGATGGAGAAACAATAAGCACAGGAGTTATAACATGGTGGAACAACGAGGTAAACGCATTAAAGTCTGATTCAGACGCTTTAAATGAATTCTATAGGCAGTTTCCAAGAACAGAGTCACATGCATTTAGAGATGAATCAAAGCAATCTATATTTAACTTAACAAAGATATACCAGCAGATTGATTATAATGATTCTTTGATAAAAGAAAAGTTCTTGACTAGAGGATATTTTCACTGGAAAAATGGAGAAAAAGATAGCGAGGTTATATGGACTCCAGACAAGAATGGAAGATTTTTAGTATCTTGGATACCCAAACCACACTTAAGAAATAACGTAATAGTAAAGAATGGAAAGAAGTACCCTGCAAACGAACACATGGGAGCATTTGGCTGTGACCCTTATGACATATCGGGTGTTGTTGGAGGAGGTGGTTCTAACGGTGCTCTCCATGGTATGACAACGTTTCATATGTCTGATGGTCCAACAAATGAATTCTTTTTAGAGTATATAGCAAGACCTCAGACGGCTGAGATATTTTTTGAGGATGTATTGATGGCTTGTCATTTTTATGGAATGCCTATATTAGCAGAAAATAATAAGGCTAGATTATTGTATCATTTTAAGAATAGAGGTTACAGATCTTTCTCGATGAATAGACCAGACAAGAACTTGGGCAAACTATCTAAGACTGAAATAGAAATAGGTGGAATACCAAACTCTAGTGAAGACGTTAGACAGGCTCATGCTTCGTGTATTGAATCATACATAGAAGAGTATGTTGGTTTTGATACAGAAGGGACATACAGAGATAATGATGCAATAGGGTCCATGTACTTTAATAAAACACTAGAAGATTGGGCCAGGTTTGACCCAACAAACAGGACAAAACACGATGCGTCAATTAGTTCTGGTTTAGCTATTATGGCAAACAGAAAGCATATGTTTGTTCCTGAGAGAAAAGAATCAAAAATTAGTATTAAATTTGTAAGATATAATAATCAGGGCAGTCACAGCAAAATTATAGAATAGAATGGAAAAACCATCTGTTGTAATATATCAGAATCCGTTTCCTAGCCAAATGGTAACGGACGAAGAAAAACAAACTTATGAGTACGGCTTAAAGGTTGGTAAGGCCATTGAAGGAGAATGGTTCAAGCGAAAAAATAATACGTGTAGGTTTTATGATCAGTGGGGAGAATACCACAGACTACGTTTATATGCTAGAGGTCAACAGCCAGTACAAAAATATAAGGATGAACTTGCTATAAACGGAGATATGTCTATGATGAACTTAGACTGGACTCCAGTGCCTATTATACCTAAGTTTGTTGACGTTGTTGTAAACGGGATGTCTGACAGACTTTTTGAAATTAGAACAGAGGCACAAGACGTTATGTCTGCCGAGAAGAAGAACATATTTCAAGAAATGATTGAGGCTGATATGATAGCCAAAGATTTCTTGACAATGACTCAAGAGCAGTTTGGAGTTAATGCTTTTAATGTTGATCCAAAAGACTTACCAGAAAATGACGAGGAGCTTGAGCTATATATGCAGCTTAAGTACAAGCCAAGTATAGAGATTGCTAGTGAGGTAGCCATCAATACAGTGCTTGAGATGAATGACTATCCTGAGCTAAGAAAGTTAGTAGATTATGATCTTGTTACATTGGGTGTGTCTGTTGTCAAGCATTCATTCTTAGTAAATGATGGATTAAGGGTAGAGTATGTTGACCCAGCTAACTGGATACATAGCTATACAGAGAAGAATGATTTCTCTGATTGTTATTACTTTGGTGAAGTAAAGCAAATGCACTACACTGAATTGCTTAAAATTGACCCTAACTTAACTGACGAACAATTAAACGAAATAAGAAGCACAAGCTCTGCTTGGTATACATATTTTCCTATAATACGAAACTATCAGGATGATTACTTCCTTAATGAAGTTGTCACTCTTATTTACTTCAATTACAAAGCTTCAAAGAAGTTTGTATGGAAAAAGAAGATGTTAGAGAATGGTGGTGAGAGAATTATCAGAAAAGGTGAAAACTTTAATCCACCTACAGAAGATGGTATTCCATATGAAAAGGTTGAAGCAGTAAGAGATGTTTGGTACGAAGGCATTTTAGTAGCTGGTACCAATATTATTCTTAAGTGGGAGATGATGAAGAATATGGTTAGACCAAAGTCTGCTAGTCAAAAGGCTTATCCTAACTATATTGCTTTTGCACCTAGAATGTATAAAGGAATAATGGAGTCTCTTGTTAGAAGAATGATTCCTTTTGCAGATCAGATACAGCTTACACACTTAAAGTTACAACAAGTTACGGCAAGAGTTGTACCAGATGGTGTATTTATTGATGCTGATGGTATTAATGAGGTAGACCTTGGGACAGGTGCTGCATATAATCCAGAGGATGCACTTAAGTTATACTTCCAAACAGGTAGTGTAATTGGTAGAAGCTATACTCAAGATGGTGAGTTTAACAATGCTAGAATTCCTATTCAAGAGCTTAGCACTAATAGTGGACAAGCTAAAATGTCTTCTCTTATAAATAACTATAACCACTATCTTAATATGATAAGAGATGTGACTGGAATCAATGAAGCTAGGGATGGTACAATGCCACACCCTGACGCTCTTGTTGGTATACAGAAGTTAGCAGCTCTTAACTCTAACACAGCTACTAGACACATACTAGAGGCCAATCTAAACATAACAAAAAGAATGGCTGAGTGTATATCAATACGTATTGCTGACATCATGGAATACTCAGATTTTTCTGAGCAGTTTTCAATGCAGATAGGCAAGTATAATTTAGCAATACTTGATGAAATTAGAGACTTATATTTATTTGACTTTGGTATATTTATAGACCTTTCTCCAGATGAGGAAGAAAGACAAATGCTTGAGGCAAATATTCAGGTAGCTCTTCAGCAACAAACAATTGATTTAGAGGATGCCATTGATATTAGAAATATCAAGAATATCAAGATGGCAAATGAGTTGCTTAAAATGAAGAGGAAGAAGAGAATGGAATCTCAGCAACAACAGAAAGAGATGGAGTATCAGATGCAGATGCAAACTAATATTCAATCACAACAAGCTGCTGCTGAATCTAAGGCTCAGTTGCTACAGATGGAGGCTCAGAGTAAAATTCAACTTAAAGAGGCTGAAGCTAACTATGAAATAATGAAGATGCAAGCAGAGGCTGAACTTAAGAAAGAACTAATGAATATTGAGTTCCAATATAATATGCAATTAAAAGGCATGGATGCTGAACAATTGAAGGTTAGAGAGGATGAAAAAGAAAAAGCTAAAGATAAAAGAATTGACATTCAAGCATCAAGACAATCTGAATTAATTAATCAAAGAAAGAACAATCTTCCACCTATTGACTTCGAAAGTACAGAAGATTCTCTAGATGGATTTGATTTAGAATCTTTCGAACCTAGATAATAAAGATGAAAAACAGAACAACAGCTACAACAACAAAAGAAAAAATAAAGATTAATCCTTATTTATCTGGAAGTGCTGACAAAAATAGATTTGATGTTAACTATGGAGTTCAGATTGAAAGGGGACCTATGACGTTTGATATAAATCAAAGTTCTGGAACTGGATACAGACCTGAAACTGAAATTTCTTTAGGAATAAATATTCCAATAACCAGAAGGGTTAAATATCGTAATAAATAATATGGCATATATAGAACACAACTTTTTCCCACTCAAGGTATTTGTAAGGAATGAGTATATGTATCAATTTAAGAGTGGGCATGGTGAATTCACTCAAGGAGTTATAATGTCTATTAGATGTATGCCTGGTCAAGCTGCATTATTCCAAGTTCTTCTTGAGAACGGTGTAATGAGAGATAAGTTACCATCTCATGCACTGCTTACTAAACCTGAGTTACCAAACCCAGATTTACCATTTCATTATTTACAGATATGGAATTGTTTTTCATATAACTTCACTTTATTGCACCTGTCTTATGTTTATGATACTAAAGTTGAGGTGTATATGAAAGATAGAAAATGGTACGAAGGAAGTTATTATGCAACAATAAACTGGGGATCAAATGACTTAAATACTGATTTATCTCTAGCAGAAGATCCATTAGAACATAAGAGTCATCACATTATATTACTTGATAATGGACAGATAGCCTTACAACCAAACAATAGAATAAAATGGTCAGAGCCCTCTTTTGTTACTAAACCATTCCCTGAAAAACCAGATTATATGGTAAATACTGAATACTTTAATTCAGAAGGATATGAGAAATGGAACACAGAAGACTCTCAAGCAATGTTTTACGAAAACGAGTAATATAATATTTATTAACTTTGTAAAAATTAAATTAAATAAAAATGGAAGGAGAAATAAAAGTAAGAGCGGTAGACTTTGAAGAAAAATCAGTTGCTGAGGTAGAAGAACAACTACTAAAACAACATGAAGAATCTACAGACGCTACTAGTGAAACATCGGATACAGTAGAAACAACATCTACTCCCGATACTATAGAGACAATTATTAATGAAGATAATTCGCCAACAATTGTTGACGATATTGATGATAATAAAGTTCTTTCATATATTGGTAAAAGATACAATAGAGACATAAATAACTTAGATGAGTTATTTGAACAGAGACAACAGAATGAAGAATTACCTGAAGATGTCTCTGCGTTTCTAAAGTATAAAAAAGAAACAGGACGTGGAATCGAAGATTTTATTCAATTGAATAAGAACTACGATGAAATGGACGAGGAGTCTTTGCTTTTTGAATATCATCGAGAACAAAACCCAGAATTAGAACCAGAAGATATTCGGTTCGATGTATCTGAAAAGTTTAGTTACGATGAAGATTTTGATGATGAAAAAGAAATCAAAAAGAAAAAATTAGCAAAGAAAAAAGAGCTCTCAAAAGCTAAGAAATACTTTAACGACCTAAAAGAGCAGTACAAAGTTCCACTTGAGTCAAGGGAATCGTTTGTTCAACAGGAAGATAAAGAAGAGTATGATGCTTACAAGAGATATAAAGATTCCTCAAAGTCTGCGGAAGAAGACGGCAGAAAGAAAGCTGAGTACTTCTCTAAAAAAACTCAAGAACTTTTCTCTAATAATTTTGAAGGTTTCAAATTTAATTTAGATGAAAACAAGAAGTTGGTTTATAAACCTGGAGATCCAAAAGCTTTATTGCAAGAACAAAACGATTTGAGAAACTTTGTTTCACAATTTCTCGATGACAATGGTTACCTTGCAGATGCTGAAGCATTCCATCGTTCAATTGCTATAGCTAAAAACCCAGATAAGTTTGCTAAATTTTTCTATGAAAAAGGAATGGCAGATGCGGTAGGTAGTGTTGCTAAAGAGTCTAAAAATATTGATATGACTCGACAGGCTACACAGGTAACTCCAAGTGAGGGTATGAAGATTAGAGTAATTGATCCAGACAGAGGAAGTAGATTAGTAATTAAAAAACGTTAAACTTTTAAACTTTTAAAAAATGGCTGGTACATTACAACCCGTAAGCCCAGGTGCATTAATTACACCTAGCTCGGTTAAGGCAACATTGCCTACAAACTATATTACAAACTTTAACTTCTTGAATCAGTATCTTCCTGATACTTATGAGCAAGAATTTGAGCGTTATGGAAACAGATCAATCGCATCCTTCTTGCGTATGGTTGGTGCTGAACTTCCTACAAACTCTGACATGATTAAATGGGCAGAGCAAGGTCGTTTGCATACAAAATATACTAACGTTGTTCCTGATGATGCACTTGGTTCTGATACTGCTGAATTTACTATTCCTGGTGGTGCTATCTGTAACTTCAGAAAAAATCAAACAGTATTTTTATCATCTCAAACTGTAGCCGCAAACTCTGCTAAAGCAGTTATTTCAAGAGTTGGTATTGCTGATGGTTTAGCTTCAAACTCAACTTTTGAAGTTAAATTCTATGAGGCTGCTGGTTCTCCATTTACAATAACTACAGAATTAGTTACGGCTTTTGTTTACGGTTCTGAATTTTCTAAGGGTACTACTGGAATGGATGGATCATTAGAGGCTGAAGATTTATTCTTTGATGTTAAACCTATTATCATTAAGGATACTTACACTGTGTCTGGTTCTGATATGGCTCAAGTAGGATGGGTTGAAGTTACTACTGAAAATGGTGCTACAGGATACTTGTGGTACATGAAATCAGAGCACGAAACTCGTCTTCGCTTTGAGGATTACCTTGAAATGGCAATGGTTGAAGGTGTTCCTGCTGAAGCTGGTTCTGATGCATTAGCATACCTTTCTCCTGCTACAGCTTCTGCTCCTGGTTCTGGACCTGGTTCAACTGCTGCTGGTACAAAAGGTTTGTTCTACGAAATCGAAGATAGAGGAAATGTTTGGTCTGGTGGTAACCCATCTTCATTGGCTGACTTTGACACTATTATTCAAAGACTTGACAAGCAAGGTGCTATCGCAGAAAACGTATTGTTCTTGAATCGTCAGTTCTCTTTCGATATCGATGATATGTTAGCTGCTCAGAACTCTTACGGAGCTGGTGGTACTTCTTACGGTCTATTTGATAATAGCGAGGAGATGGCATTGAACCTTGGTTTCTCTGGATTCAAGAGAGGATACGAGTTCTACAAAACTGACTGGAAATACCTTAACGATGCAACTCTTCGTGGAGGTCTAGTTGGTGGTGTAGTAAACGGAGTATTGGTTCCTGCTGGAACAATGACTGTTTACGATCAAGTTCTTGGTAAAAACGCTAGAAGACCATTCTTACACGTTCGTTACCGAGCTTCTGAGGCTGAAGATCGTAGATACAAAACTTGGATGACTGGTTCCGCAGGTGGTGCTGCAACTAGCGACCTCGATGCAATGCAAGTAAACTTCTTGTCAGAGAGAGCTCTTTGTACACTAGGTGCTAACAACTTCGTTATCTTCAAGGGATAATCGAAAAAATTGGGAGGGGCCTAGTGCCTCTCCCTTTTTATTATTAATAAATTAAATTATATCAAATGAAAACAACAAGAAAATCTGTTTTAGATCCAAAAGATAGAACATATCTTTTAAAGAATGGTAAAAATCCATTAACCTATTTCCTTTCATCAAGGGACACTCCAAGAAAACGTTTACTATACTATGATGAAGAGTCAAATACTAATAGACCCCTTCGTTATGCAAGAAATTCAAACTCTCCATTTCAAGATGAGCAAGGTGATAATGTAATTATTGAACCAATAATTTTTGAAGATGGGGTATTAAATGTTCCAAAAAATAACCCAGTACTACAGGAATTTTTGCACTATCATCCTGGTAATGGAGTAGAATTCTATGAATTTGATCAAGAGAAAGACGCTCAACAAGAAATAAAACAAATGTATGATATTCTTGATGCTCAGTTAATTGCAAGAGAAATGTCTTTTGAGGAGCTAGAGCCAATTGCTAGACTTCTTCTAGGTGGCTCTATTGATATGATGAAGACACCTGAAATTAGAAGAGACATGATGTTGTATGCTAAGAGATATCCTCAAGACTTTATGGAGGCAGTAAATGATCCAAGCATTAAGGTTACTAGCTATGCTGCTAGAGCATTATCTGATGGATATTTAGCATTTAGAAACAATAAGAAGGAGATTTATTTTAATCTTAAGGATAATAAAAAGAAACTTCTTACCGTTCCATTTGGAGAAGAAAGTTTTTAAAATTCCCTATTTCTGGTAGTACAGATCAATTAGTTTCATGTACTGGAATTATTTTGATTGAGCAGACATCTGCTATAACTACTACTATTGCTTACAAAGGATCTGATGCTAATACTGATGTTGTTACGATTTTTCATGCTTCTGTAGCTGGGTTAGAATTTCGTGACTTTGTTCAAAATCAAGTTATCGCTGCTTTAGAAACATCATGGACTAATGTTGCTTACACAGTAGCTCCTCCAGTGGATGTAACTAACATTGCTATTTCTTAATAGTAATTAATCTTTGAAAGAAAGGCACTCTCACAAAGTGCCTTTTTTTATTTATCTTTGTAAAAAGCATTCCTATGATTAACGAGGTTCGTAATAGCGTTATGTTTATATTGAATAAAGACAATAGGGGATACATAACTCCTATGGAATTCAATACATATGCTAGACAGGCGCAATTAGATATATTTCAAAAGTATATGTATGAATATAGCAATGCTATAGTCAAACAGAATGCACGATATCATGGTGAAGGATATTCAAACATAGCACAAAGAATTTCAGAGGTAATAGATAGGCTTTCTGAGTATGACACACTTCAGTATAATGCTCTTGGAGCAAACGTTAAAGTTCCAATTAACTGTTATTATATTGAGAAAGTAGTATACAACAATAGTGTTGAAGTAAATAGGGTAGATCATAGTAAGATACTTAATCTTATAAATTCTAATTTGACCGCTCCTAC